TGAACACACTGATTGGGCTACCAGACATTGGTCAGGTTCCTTTCAGGGTCATGACGCACGCACCATGCGGGCGACCTGCTCGCGAGTCTGCCCTGCCATCAGCAAGTCAAGGGCCATGTCCTCGGCATCTGCCGGGGGCGTGGGCGGCTTGGACGGCTGTGACCGGACAGGAGTCGGTTGTCGAGAGGACCGCTTCTTCTTCGGGGGGTCCCCGGCGAGATTGCGGTACGCCTCGGTGAGCATGTCATCCACTGTTGCGTAACTGTTCGGGTTGTCATTGCCCAGCCGATTCATCTCGGCAATCAGGGCGTCGGTGTTTGGTGCGGTGTCACCGTAGGTCGGCCGCACCAACGCATCCGCTGCCATGATCTGGGCCACCAGTCGGGATTCGGCAGCGGCCTGTTGGGCCATCTGCTGCGTGCTCTGCTGGCCGGCCTGGATCATCTGGACGATGGCCCCAGCAGCCTCGTCGCCCACAATGTCCGCAAGCGCCTCTGGAATGTTCACGCCTTCGAGCGGGTCGGTTGACCCCTCGTCAGTTACGTCTCCATCGTCGCTTGCGTCGGCGTCAGTGACGCCATCCAATTCCGACTGCAGCGCCTTGAGCTTGCTCCCGTACTCGTCCACATCTCCCTGCCGCTTCTTGGCCTTGTTGGCCCAGTCGCGGAGTGTGGATTCGTTGGTCGCGTCAATGACATCTTGCGGTACGTTGTCGCGTCGAAGCACACGAACGACATCATCCCAGTCGTCACTCGGTGCCTCCTCCGTTGCCGGTGTTTCCGGCTCGGGCGTGTCATTGCTCTCGGCTGAATCGTCCTCGCCGTCGATCAAACGGTCGAGCACATCGTCTTGCTCGGCGTCGCTATTGCTCACGCCCGCCGTGAGGTCGGTCACCTCAGTATCTTCCACTGGGTTCATATCGTCAGACATGTCCATGTCTCCTAATAATCACGCTCATACCCGTGCTCCGCTGCTACGTTCGCCTCGTGCGTGCGGGACCGGATGATTGGTTTGCCTTGCCGTGTGGTCTTGCAGCCCTTGAGGTTGCGGGGTAGTGACTGCGAGACGTATGGGTACTTCCATCGGACAGCCCCCACGTCCACTTGCACATCCGTCTCTGGAAGCCTTCGGTACGTCTCCCCGTCCAGGGCAATGACGCTTCCGATGCTCGGTGCGTCCGCCATGCAGAAGCAGAGTCGGACCTTGTTTCCCGTGGTCTCGTTTGTAAATAGATACTCAGGCATCCCCCCTCCCATTGCGGGGCGATGGTGGGGACGCGGCCCTGCTCCGTGCGCCTCCGCCCGCCATTGCCATCGCCTGCTGCTGCTCTGCAGCCTCTTGGAGCTTGCTGGGGTCCAGCATCGAGGAGAGCTCTGGCACGTTGAGCGCATCGCCCACCGTGTCCAAGACCTGACGCCAGTCAACCCACGGTGCCACAGCCATCTGCTGACTGAGTCCACCCACCACCTGGAGCAGCTCGATCGCTCGCTGCTGCTGCTGCGTCTCGCTGACCCTGCTCATACTCATGGCATCGACCGAGATCAGCAGGTCCTCGAACATGCCCACGCCTGTGCCCCCTACGAATACGGCGTTGGCGAGCATGGCACCATCATTAGTCTCGCCCGCCGCGAGCAGAACACGGCCGTCGTGGAACATGTACCACGCCACGACCTCTATCATCCTAGCCACACCCTCAGCGAACTCTCGCTTGAGGTGCGCCAGACGCAGACCGGCTGCTGATTCGGCGACATTGATCTCGGTCGCCGTCGCCGTGCCGGTGATGTTGCCTCGCATCGCGTCGTGGATGCCAGATACCCGGTCCAATCGGTCCTGCGTGAGGCCGGCATAGCTCACCTGTTGCGGCGTGATCCCACCCACCTCAAACGGGACCACTTGCGACGGATCGAGACCGTCCACCAGCACTACTGTCAGGTCATCCCGATCTCGGATGTCGTTTGCGAGCTTCTGGTTGCGGCTGTCCGTCGCTATGATCCGCTTGTAAGTCGAGGCAGAGTGGGTCATACTCCTGAGGTGGTCGTTCAGATCGGCGACCTGTGGCAGCAGCGGAATCAGTGGCGAGAGCGGGTATGGGTCGCCAGGCACCGCATAACAACCAAACAACACATACGGGCCGTGGCGAGGGCCATAGTACGGCTGCGGCTCGCGGACGAAGCCATGGTAATCGGGCTCGTCGCTATTGCCCTGGCCCTTGACAATGGTCAGTATCGTCCCGTTGTGCAGGTCTGTGTCCGCCGCTGCGTCCACCGCTTCCATGCCGGTATCGAGCTCCGGCACCCATATCTCGTATATCGTCAGCTGGTCTCGGTCAGGCCCCTCCCTGTCGCCCATCCGTGCCGACCAGCCACCATCATCGCCCGAAATCCGGTCGAGCAGCTCTACGTCCCACCCCGATTCTGTCTCTGCTCGGGCCAGCAAGTCATCGCGGTCCAGCCGGTACGTATGCCCAACGTATCGCGCGTCCTCAATGTGAGAGGCTTGAGGATCAATGAGGAAGTCGGCTGGATCGAGTCGGTACAACCGTGGCAACCATGGCTGGCCGCCATCTACCACTCGCTGGCTCGCTGCCGGCTCGTGGACGACCATGCCCACGCCGAACGCGGCGAGCATATCGACAGCGATCCGCGACATCGTGTCTCGGCTACGTGTCACTCGGCACCACGTGTTGAGCCCGGCCTGTAGCTGCTTGCCGAAAATCAGGTGCGCGGCGGGCGTGCGGCTGGAGACCCGTACGCGGGGATTGTCGTAGACGAGCCTCGGCAATATGAGCGCGAGGTATTGGTGCACAAAATTCTCGGGGTCACCGGCCTCATTGCCCTCGCCGCGATAATCCGGGCCGGTCATCCTCTCGATGATCGAGTCCCAATGCGAGAGATGCCGGTCGCGGAACATCTCCGCCACCGTCAGCTCCTCCACCCAGCGAGTCAGCTGCCAATCAAGCATTTGCTCTGGTCACCTCCGCATCGCTTGCCTCGCCACTCTCCTGACAACCTGGGCACTTGGGCTTGCGCCTGTACGGAACCGCTCTGTTCAGCGCCTTCCGTCGCCGCTCACAGCCACCGCATGGTCGCACCCTCCCGCGAGTGACCGCCCTGATCGCTTTTGCGATCGTGTCGCCGACGCCCTCCGAGTCCGAGCAGGACTCTGCGGTCATCGGCCTCCTCCACCGCCGGTTCCGCCGCCGCCACTGCCCGACTGTGGCCCGGCCTGCTGCGAGGTGGTCCGTGTGAGCGGCTTGTTGCGGGCCACTGCGCGACCCTGCATACGCCTAGTGCGGACATTGCTCGCGGCCATGCCTCGCACGCCAGGTACAGGCCCCATGCCACTTGATTCCGACAAAAACTTGCTATATCCGTCAGCCACTGAGTACCTCCTCATGGTTCAACACGGCTGCCATCGTCATGTCGGGCAGCCGCTCGGTAGGTTCCGGTCCAAGCCCGCCGTCCTCGGCGAGCAGTAGTGCAAGTGCGAGCGCGATCACGCGGTCGCCGTGCGCCTCGCGTGCGCCGCCCGTCTCGCTGCGGAGGCGGCCTGGGCCGAGTCCGCCGTCGTCGAAGACGATGTAGTCGCCGAGCTCAAGCAGAGTGTCCTCACTCGGCACCGAGATCTCTCCACGACTGAGCACGGTGGACAGGCGACCGAGCAGTGCCCGCTTACTCTGGCGAGTCGATGTCCATCCGACCCGCTTGGTCCGTTTCTCATCGACGGTCCCCACGGTTCGCTCCTTGAACACGTGCGTCCAGCCCGCCCGCTCCACGTCGTGCTGCATGCTCGCGCCGGGACCATTCCGCTCCCAGCCGAGCAGTGTCTGCCGGCGGCCCTTGTAGATGTTCCGAATCATCCGCACGAGTTCGGCGGCCAGGTCATGCCCGCCCGTGTACGCATCCGCGTACTCGGCTGCGACGGACATGTCGCGGACGTTGAAAACGCATGCCGCTGCGTTGGCGGCGCCGGTGCCATACGCTGGGTCCACGCCGCACACGTACTCCGCCGAGGCATCCGGCTCCTCGTACACCCGCCACGGCCCGCTGGGGCTATCGATGAGCCTGCCGCCATCGTAGATGCAGCGGCGCGGAACGCGGACGTTGCGCGACTGCCGCGCGATGTCTCTCGGCGCGAAAAACCGTTCACCACCAGCAGCCTCCTCCGCGAAGACGTTGACCGCGAGGTCTATCCGGTCGCGACGCGCAATCTGATGCTCTAGCCACGGCGTCCAGGTGTACTCAGTGCCAGCCACGCCGGTGATCGCCCCATCAAGGTCGTGTCGCGTCTCGCCGCCGCGTGCCTTCTGAGGGTGGTCGGTATACAGCATCTCGATCAGTGTCGGTGTGCCTTGCGCGTGCCCCTGAGCCACGAGCGTAGCGTAGTGCGTGCCCGGACCAACCGGAGTACTGACAGCCACCCGGCACGAGGTGCAGTCGGCAGCGGAACGCCACGCAGCCTCGGCGTTGTCGAGCGCCGCGAACTCGTCGAATACCACCATGTTGCGGCGGCCGCCACGGCCAATGTGCGCCGTACTCGCCTGACCGCTGATGGTCGCGCTGCTGCTCGGGTGCTGGAGCATGAGGTGCCTGCGGTGAGCCCCACTGCCCTTCGCGAATTCAGCCGCTGGGGCCGGCAGCATCCACGCCGGCAGTGTCTCGATCAGGTAGTCGATTTTCCAAAACAGGCAGTCCGGGTCGCCCGTGCGGTCCACCAGGTCCTCGACGCGGCTGACCAGCAGTACCTGCCAGTCACGCATGAGCCAGCCCCACACAGCCATGCCGCACAGCAGCCACGAGGCGCCCATGTCGCGGCTCTTGCGCACCACCACGTCGTTCCCCCGCTCGACAGCTGCGGCGATCGTACGGGCCGCTGCGGCCTGCACAGGCCACGGATCGAACGGTACGTCCGGGTGCCCGGTCGGCCGCTCGGTGCCATGCTCGTCCACGTCACGGACGTGATACGTCCACCCGCAGTACCGGAGCCACTGCACGGGGTCCGCGCGGAAGGCCGCCATCAGGTCCGCGCGATCACGCCCGTCCGCCATCATGACGTTCCGCCTGGCGGTGGCGAGTCGCTGCTGTGGCTCAGTCAGTCGCACGCCACCGCTCCAGGAGCTCCATGCCGCGACCGGCATCTCCAGATTCGACTTTGATCGGCCCGCCCCCTGGGCCGGACTGCTCGACACTCACCCGCTCGCGGTACTCCTCCGGCCTCAGCGCCTGCATGCGGAACCGCAACAGCGACGCCTGCGTGCTGGTCAGGTCCTCGTCGCCGATCGCCACCGCCTCGAGCTTCGCCGCGAGCCTATCACCATAGTACGCCTGCGATCGCTGGAGCTGCGACGCGAACTCCTCGTCATGCAGCCGCCAGTATGTGGGCAGCGACATCGCGCAACCCACCGCTGCGCAGGCTCCACGCCACCCTTGCTCCGCGTACTCGCTCAGCCAGTCCTGCTTCAGCCGCGCTCGCTCCGCCTTGCGCTGTGCAGCAGCCTCACGCTGCTCTTGCGCCTTGGATTTTCGCTTTTTTCTCGCCACACCGCGCATATAGCATCCCGGCCCCCCCTAATGCGAGCGCCGAACCTCCTATTTGCTATTTTTCGCACTCCTGCATCGAATGCTACACTCCTCCACATGCCGCTCGCACCCGACCACGACGCCCCTGGTCATGAGTTCCGCTCGCTGATACTGTCGGAGCTCGCCAGCCGTGACCTCTCTCGCTCATGGCTAGCTGACCGCGTCGCCTCCATGCCCGACTCCTGCACGCGGGCCAATGTCATGCACTATCTGCGCGGCGCCCAAGACTGCAGCGGGCGACATCTCTGGCGGATGATGTCCGCCCTTGGCCTCGTGGTCACGCGGTACTGAGCGTAATGGCCGCATCGCGAACCCAGGTCTCTCGACGTACCTGGGCGTGCGTCGCGTGGTCGCACCAGCGACCTGCTAGCCGGTCGTGAACGTAAAACTTTTATTGCATCGGTGAACCGCTGTGTCCAAACCCAAAACCCCGCCTCGCCTCACGGCGGGGCGGTTTTTTGCGCGCATCCTGTAGCGTAGCGACTGGCGTTTCTGTCTCAGTTTCCCACCTTAGCCGCATCTTTCATCAGCGTACTCACATCAATATCGGGATT